ATAACCCATTGTCTAGCCATCTTACCCATAAACTCAAGTTGGTTCTTGGGCATATGATAAACTTTTAGCAAATTGTTATAGATAGAATCTGCACAAGTAGAAGCTTTTATGAACTCTGTTTGGTGCTCTATATATTTACTCCATTCTAAAGCTATAGAACCAGAACCTTCCTCGCACTGCTCTTCTCCGCAGCTATAATCTGTAACAAGAGTTACAAGCTCTGTAAGCTTGGCTTCTTGGATTGGGATTTCCTGACCGCCACTTGTAAATGGGTGGCAGTACACATCCATTAAATTGTAAATTTCATTTAGCTGAGACTCGCTAACGCCTCCCCCAACGTTAGTTGTTCCCATTGATTTTTCTGCGCCGCAGATATCGCAAGTCTGCTCTTGTCCTACATATGGCTTAACTTTATAGCCATAGCAAGTCTTGCAGTAGTATGTGGTTAAAATATCATCTTTGCTTATGCCGTGTTCATCGGCTAGTTTATGAATGTTCCAACCCTCCCCCCAGTGTGTATGCAGTAAAAGCTTTGATCTAGGTACTTTAGACTGAAACTTTTTAAAACCTTCTAGCAAATTGGGCACAGACTTACGTAATTGATTTCTAAATACAAAACCAACAATGTATTCGTCAGTAGAGATATTGTTATTTGAGCGAAGTTCATTCCTCTTTTCGTCACTTAATCTGTAAAAATTTTTAGTTTCTAAACATCCGTGGACAGTTTTTACATGAGTGTGACCTTTTTCGTGCAGTGCCTTTGTGGCAAAATTGCTCCAAATCCAGTAGTTTTTTATTTTAGGTGCATTATCTACTGCTGAAGGAAGAATAGGAAGAGAGTCCAACGTAGTCCAAATTACAGAGGGGATTTTGTCAAACCAAGGCTTTCCTACTGCAAAGTCAACGCCCCAAATATCTTGTGCGGCGATGTAGACATCTGGCTTCTCTTGCTCTATTACTTGATCTATTAGATAAGCGCCATAACTTGCCATTCTCGCTTTACCCGCATCTTTATTTAGCTCGGCCAACTTGTTCTGATCGTCCGGCAAAGTACCAATAGACTTCCAAGGGGTTCTTTTTAGATTCGGAGTAGAGTAAGCATTTCCACAACAATAGCTAATTATCTCATATTTTCCAGTTTTATAGAGATAGGACAGCAGCGCTTTTGTATTTCTCCCGAAGCCTGTTTTTGCCAGAGCTGAGTCTGACTGGTATAAAATCTTTTTCTTCACTGATTATTCTTGGCCGCGATGCTTTTGGCGATAGCTTCATTATTTTCTTTGATTACAGCAGATGAGTACAAACTCAAAGAAGTAAGAAGGAATTGTTTTAAGAATTTTGATTCTCCAAATGTGAAGCTAATTGAATAACTTTTCTTCTCTCCTTCCTTTGGCATCTTGGTGAGAGTAAAAGCGAACCCGTCCTTCCTGTCATCCTTCATTTTTGGTTTGAAGGAGAACGAGGTGTTTTCTTTTGGAGTCTTGTGAAAGCTGGAAAATTCTCTTCCGCTTTCAATACAATCGATGAAAGAGCCTATTTCCGTCGGGGTAAACTTACAAGCGGAACGTGTCTTTGTGTCAAACTTGCCTTTGCCGTTTTCAGCGTCCCAGCTCAACTGCTTTAACAACTGAACATAAAAAGATTTGTCGTTTGTGTTATATGAAAAACTGCAACAACAACCGCTGTTCCACTGATTTGGCTTATAAAAATGAATCATAAAACTCCATAAATATTATATGGAGTAAATGAAGATATTACAAATTTTTCTCATCATTTCTTAACTGGCCAAGCTTCATGTATATTTTAGAGTCCTGCACAGTAACATAGTTAGCAAAAACTCCATCTTCGGACTTCGAGCCTGTTACTATGACTATGTTTTTCTTGTCTGGCAAAGAACCTTTATTATATTCTATGCAGTCGTCTATGCCGTTGCCTCTCTTATTATTAAACAGCAGGACATCTATTGAATCAAACTCGTCGCCCACTTCAAACTTCACATATTCATTTCCATTTTTAGAAGTCCGAACTCCAGTACAATCGCTGATCGTGCCAACAAAGTATACCTTGCTTCTGGTAGCGGCGCTTTTCACTTGGTCTATCGGAAGAAGCTCTGGATTTTTATTTAAGAATATGCTCCTCAAAGGAGTTCCATGAGTATATCCAAGAAGCTCATTTTCATAATACCAATTTGCAAAAGATTCATTTGCATGGTTTATGTCATATATTTTTTGGTACGGGCCAAATTTAGAGCGCATAGTCTCAATCCTTGTATCTTTAATATACTTTTTGCCGTTTTCATCAAGTTTAGATTTCATTTGATTTACGACATTTACAAGGTCGTCATTCCCTTGCTCTGCGAACTTCAGCGCTATCACTCTTTCTCTTGGGGTGAGAACTTTCCAAAGCTGGCATTCTAGCACAACTTTGCTTCGACTGTACTTATCTCCCATGTCTAAAGCGCCAGCTTGAATCAGAGCAGACAGAACGCCAAGATTTATACCAGCCTCGGTTGAGGCTTGAAACACTTCAAACTTATTTGAGGCACAGTCTTTGAAGTGATTAAGCTTTTCAATAGAAGAATTGGAAATGCCTTTTATGGATGTAAGACCAAATCTAATATTGTCTCCTTCAATACAGAAATCTTCTTTAGATTTAAGTATATCTGGGCGTAAAAGCTCTATATTGAAATGGATAAGCTCTCTATTTATCTTGGCTATTTCGGCTATTGGGTCTGGCTCAAACTTACTCATCTGCAAGAGAGCAAGGAAGAACTCTTTTGGGTAGTTGAACTTGAGGTAAACTGTAGCCGCCGCTAAAGCCGCGTAGGCTATTGAGTGAGACTTGTTAAAGGAATAGTTAGCTGAGTCTTCCAGCACTTGCCATAAGATGTCTCCAACTTCTTTTTCTAGATTATTCTCTTTTATTTTGTCTCTAATCTTCTTCTTCCACTTCTTAACCTCACTAACCTTTTTCTTTCCAACTATACGACGCAATAACTCCGCTTCATCAAGAGTAAAGCCAACCTTGTGAGCCATCTTCATCATCTGTTCTTGATATAAACAGACACCTCCGGTCGTACCTAAAATGTCATCAAAGAATGGATGTATAGCTTCGTAAGTACCGTTATTTGTGAAGTTGGCGTACAGGTCTGTAAACTGCATAGCTCCCGGCCTTGCAAGCGCAAGCACCGCACTTGTTTCTTCTAGACTCTTCGGCTTTACCTTTTTGCAGGCTTCGTACGCAGCTCTAGCTTCTATCTGAAATATTCCTTGAGGGTGTTTAAGGTCATATAGATTTTGATATATGCTTTCATGGTTTAAGTCTATGTCGCCAACTTTAATACCAATAATCTTACAAGCTTGGTCTACAACAGAGACGGTTCTCAAACCCAAAACATCTAACTTAACGTTGAACATTTGAGACCAGTCCATGTTGAATGAAGATATTATTTCTTTATCAGAATCAAACTCAAGCGGACAGCTCTTTGTGATGTTGTCGTAAGATAAAAGTATTGCTGATGGGTGAACTCCCTTGTTCTTCACCAAGCCTTTTATTTTATTTGCGTTTGTATAAGTCCTGTTGTTTTTGTCGCACCACTGCTTGAACTCTGGAACTTCTTCATAGGCTTCGGATATGTCCATCACCTTTCCAAACACTTTGGGAATTAAAGCTGATACGCGATTCATTTCAGTTTCAGATTTATCTTCAACTGTTTTGCCGCATTCCTTAATAACCAGCTTGCCGCTTAAAGTGTTTAGAGTCCTAATTTTAGCCGTCTTGCCTTCAAACTCCTCATCAAGATACCTCAACACTTCTTTCCGGCGATAGTAACATACATCCATGTCTATATCGCACATTAGAGAGCCGTCCAAGTATGTAACTCCATCAATTACAGTTTTCTTTGCTCTGATTTTTGAAACAAATCTCTCAAAGAATAAATCATACTTAACAGAATCAATCTCAGTTACTCCCAAAAGGTACAAAATAAAACTACCAGCGGCAGACCCACGGCCTAATCCAACTGGGATGTCTTTAGAGTTGCAGAAGTAAATTACTTTCCAAACTAGAAGTATATAATCAACAAAGCCAAGCTCTTTTAATATTTCAAGCTCATAATGAACTCTATCGGAATACTTTTTGTGTTCTGGAGTACCTTTCTTATAGTTAAGAGATTTGAATTTCTTCTGACATAATGCAACTAAAAAGCTGTAAGTGTCAGTAATCTCTTCTGGCTTCTCTACCAGCTCAAGATACTCTTGTTGAATCTCGAACTTCGGTAAACGAACTCCGTGTATTTCAAGGTTTAATTTTTTGAAACTGCTTGAAAAGTCAGTCTTTCTTTTTTCTTGGCCTCCCGCGTTTCTTTTTGGGCGGCTTTGGGGGCTCTGACTTTTGTTCTCCTTTACTGTCTCCATCTTCTTCTAGTATGTCCTCTAATCTATCTCTTAAAACTTTTAAAGTCTCTTTACTCTCACGTTCAAATCTGTAGAAAAAATCCAGCTTATCTTGTTTTTGACCCTGCCTAAGTATTATGATGGCGTAATCTACGTCATCTTCTTCTGATAGCTTTTCGATTAAATCGTATGCAAAGTCCATGCTGGGCATATAGTTATTATATGCCTAAATTTTACTCATTTCTAATTTTAATTTTCTCCAAATCTTTAGGTTAAGCTTCAAATCGTTTATTGCGTCATGTAAGGTCGAGTAATCATGGTCAATGTTATAATACTTGCCAAGTTCTGTTAATGATGTTCTGATGCCTTTGACTCTGTGCGTCAGCATTCTGTATTGGTACTCAAAGAAATTACCTTCATCTTTCTTGAAGTAATGTTCTGTCCGTATGCCTCTTCCAATAGCTAGGGTGTCTATGCATTTTTTAAATAAATGGTTGTAAGGCTTGTTGTGCATCTTACACCAGTCTCTGATTAGATACATGTCAAATCCTAATATGTTATGGCCAACTATATAGTCACATGAATCAAGCCAATCATAAACCATTGGAAACACTTCCTCTTGTTCTTCGGCGAGCTTATTAAACTTCTTTTTGTCAAACCTAGTTATTCTAGCAGCTTCGTCAGAAATCTTTAGGCCGCAGTCCCACTTGACCATCCTGTCGCATGACTCAGCGACGTTGTCCTTTCTTACAACTTTAATCATACCAACCTGCCAAGGCCGGTTGTTGTAAAAGTTAAGATTAACATTAAAGGTTTCCAAATCCATGAAAACCAAAGTATGTTTGTGATCGTTAGTAAAAAAATCCTTATCCATTTAAGTCTCTAATAGGAATGTTATAGCAGTCTGCTCTGAAATAAAAGCTTTTTCTGGGAGGTGAATCTGGGTCGTAGTCGCCCTCTTTATAAAATCTAGCTTTCTGATAGAACTCAGACTTATCTATTTTGCCAAGATACCAAGCGTAACTCAAATCTTTCATCACGCTTACAAAAACATATTCGTCGCAGTCTTGGTTTGGATTAAAATCAGCCACCGTGCAGTTGTAGTTCGGACGGGGAGCAACGGTTCTCTCCTTGGTTTTTACATCAACTGTAAAATGGCCGGAGCAGGGATTGTGATATACTAAGTCGTAATCGTAAGTATCTTTTATTTCTCCTCCGAGTACGTGTTTTGCTATTTCCTCGCCAATATAAGCTACTAGCGCCCCTTCTCCTTTTCTTATGGAATTATTTAGTAGCGGCAGTTTATCTGCTCTAGCTTGTGCCCTGTCAATTAAAGATTGAGCTAATTTAAACTTTCTCATATGCCGTAACTTTCGTTGAGTTCTTTATAATCTTTGTTTGTATTGCCAGAAGCTTTTCTAGTATTTGAGGATTTTTTGCGAGTCAATGCGATTGATTTAGTGCGTTTGTTTATTTCGGCCCAACTTTCAAAAGAAAACTCGTTTGAACACATATGGTCAAATCCCGGTTTAGACAGAGTCTTTTTAGCTCTGCCCGGGCTTGAGTCAGATATACATCTAAATGTAAGATATGCCTCAAAGTCTTTTCTGTCTTTATAGTAAATACTTTTTACCTCTTGAGTTTGATAGTTATTGTCACAATATTTAAGAACGTGCTCCCTCAGAGTGTCATCGAAAGGAAGATCATTGCTCTCTAGAAAAAATATAGGTTTTATAACAGAGAAGTCTGGAACAATGTTGCTCATCTTGAATTTATTTTTATGAATAAACGAATCATAAAAAGGTATTGCCAAAGTTAAGCTTTCGTCACACCAGTTGTCGTTCAGATATTTGTAATCAATCCTTGGCTTGTAGTAGAAACCCTCTGTTGAAGCAAAAGATGCTATGTCTAAAAGCTTTTCGTAGCCTTTTCTGTTCTTGCAGAAAATAACGCACTTTGATTCCAAGAGGTCATAATCCTTGTTTTTAACTGTTACATCTGAACATATGTTAATTATCAATCCAAATCTTAAATCAATTTTGGCTTCAAGTGAATTTTGATATGCCTCCATGAACCCCGTCATGCTGTCATCTACTAGATAAAAGTGATCTAGCTTGTTGTCAGCGCAAATATCAATTACAGAATCTGGGCCAGTGCCATCAGAAGAACCCTGTGGGTACAGAGTCAATATGGACTTACCTACGCTGTAATGAGATTTGAACAAGGGAAGAACCTCAGACATAATTAGACTCTGGCACGATTCTGGTAGGTTGTCAAGAAATTATTTTCCCCGCCCCTTGCGCAT